AAAAAGTTAAAAAAGAAAATCCACATTGTAAATATTGGAGTGAATTAAAAATAATAGCAGATGAAGAATGGAAATTAATACCAAGAAAAATAATACATTATAATAATGATGAAAAACCCAAACAAACTATAAAAGTCTATAAAAAAAGTGAATTTCAATTATTTATGGAAAAATATGAAGATACAGATGAAGGTAAAAAAGAAGGGTTTGAAGAATGGAAAAGAATAAAATTAGAACAAAAGAAAATTGAACAAGAAAATAATATAATTAAAGTCAATTTAGATGAAGATAGTGAATGGGTAAAGCATTTAAAAAAGATAAATATAGAAAATCCAGATATTATAACATATAAAGAATTAAGAGAAAAGGCAATTGAAGAATGGTTAAAATTAAAAAATGTATAATATAAAATTTACGGAAATCATGACCAATTTGGTAGAATATATATATAATAATTATTTTTTTAGTCAAATTGGTTTTTTTATTAAAACAATTCTTTAATAAATTATTATGTAAAGTATATATATAATAAAATGGAAACAATTAAAGTTGTAGAACCAAGAGTTAATGTGGTAAGTGATGTCCAGAAAAACCACGTAGTTTTATATGGTGGTTTGAGATATACTGAACAAGTTGAAAGTGCTGATAGTTGGGGCAGTCCTACTTCTACGCCTATAAATGCTGTATGGAATATCTTTCCAGCATCTACACAGACTATTGTAGATAGATATATGAAAATTAGATGTTATTTGGAAGTTACTACTGATGCTGATTTACAATTAGGAACTAATGATGCTCTTCGTCAATATCCTATTAGTTCAATAACCGACGTTCTCACTGTGCAAATTAATGGTCAAGCAGTAAGTGATAATCTCGGTGATAAAGTCCACGCTATGCTTTGTTATGGTGATAGGGATGAATTACATAAATCAACATCTATGACCCCTAATTTTCCCGATAATTTTCAAAATTACAGCGATTATCAAATTTATGGCAGTGCCAAAAATTCTTTAGGGGGGTATGCAGAGTGTGGTATGAGTGGTGACCCTCGTGGAGGTTTTCCAGTTGAACCCTTAGCGCCTAATAAATTTAGAGCAGTAGTAACCGAACCTATTATGATTAGTCCTATGTATAACGGACATGGAAGTCAAGAAGAAGGTTTTTTAAATGTTAATAGAATTCAAATCTCATACAGATGGAAGAGCGACCTTTCAAAAGTTCTTTCACATGCTTCAACTGGTAATCCTATTACCTCTGTTGATGTTAAATTCTATCAAGCGCCAGAGATTTTATATACACAAATTACCCCAGATTTGACCCAAAGACTTCCGCAATTGGTCGTTTACCCATACTGCAAACTACAAGAATATCTTAAACCTACTAATACTTTTCTTGCTGGACAAACTCGTCAATTGGTTAGTGATAGTATTAAACTTTCTCAAATACCTAATCTTATGTATGTATTCGCAAGACACGCAAGAGAAACATCTAATTATGAAACTAGTGATAGTTTCTTAGTATTAGAAAAATTAGATGTATTGTGGAATAATCAATCTGGTCTATTTTCACAATGTGGAAAACAAGAACTATTTGAAATATCTCGCAGAAATGGTTGTAATCTTTCTTATCCAGCATTCAGTAAATATCGTGGTTCTGTATTCTGCGCCCAATTTGGAACTGATATTGGACTTTTAGATACAGAAGCGCCACAAGTGCAGGGGCAGTGGACCATACAAGTTCGTCCTACTTTTACAAATGCTTCAACTGATGATGATGACTGGGACTTTTATGTAGTATTCGCAAACTGCGGAACATTCTCAATTAGTGAAAATATGGGCAGAGTATCTCTTGGTAATCTTACACCAGAGAACGTTCTTAACGCTAAAGAAAGTGATGAATTAGATTATCAACATTATGAAAATCTCCAAGGTGGCAAATTCCATCTTAAACTAAAACATCTTATTAATAAAGTTGCTCGTGGAGTTCAAGCAGGTGCAAAAGTAGCAAAAGCAATGAATGTCCCTTACGCTAGTGAAGTTGGTGATGTTGCTGGATTAGCAAGAAAATTGACTGGTGGTCGTGTTAGTGGCGGTGCTTTAATGGGTGGTCAAGTTATGCGTAGAGGAAAACGCAGAGGATAAATAATATAATTCATAAATTTAATTTATATTTATTAACAAATTATTAATAAATATATATTTTATAAAGTATATATATATATAATGACATCTAACGAATATGAAAGTATTCTATGTAAAAGAATTATGAAATCACGAAATATAAAAGAAAGTAGTTGTAACACATATTTAAATGCTTTGAAGAAAATTAATAAAAAAATTGGTAATACAATAGAATTAAACAATACTAAATTTTTAAAAGACTTTGAAAAAGTTATGAAAGTAATACATGAAGAAAATAAATTAACATCAAAGAAAAATAAACTTACAGCAGTAATTGTAGCATTAAATAGTGATGTTGATAAAGATAATAAACTAATTGATAAATATAATAATGAATTGAAAAGTTTAAGCGACAAATATACAGCATTTTTGAAAACTCAAAAGAAAACTGAAACGCAAGAAAAAAACTGGATTGAATATGATGAATTAATAAAACTAATTAATAAAGTTATGGATGAAGTGAAACATAGAGAAATAAATAAAAATAAGGGTGATAAAGAATTATCTAATAAAGATTTTGATACTATCCAACAATATTTAATATTAAGAACATATATTGATTATCCATTAAGAAATGATTACGCAGATATGAAAATATTAAATCTAAAAGATTATAAAAAGTTGAATGATAAAGAAAAAGAAAATAATAACTTTTTAGTTTTATTGAGTAATAACAAAAAACAATTCCATATCAATCAATTTAAGAATAAAAAATTCATAGGTAAAAAGGTATTAGATATTAATCCAAAATTAAATAGAATAATTAATCTATGGTTAAGATTTAATAAAAGCGGTTATTATTTAGTTAAAACTGATAGAAAGACGCCAATGACACCGAATGGAATAACTAAATTTTTAAATAAAATATTTTTGAAGCATAAAGGTAAAAAAATATCATCATCAATGATTAGACATATAATTATATCACATGATTTAAAAGACCAAAAAACAATACAACAGAAAGAAAAAGAGAATAAAGATATTGAAAATAAATTTTTACATTCAAAAGGAATTAATGATTTATATCGTAAAGTCTAAGACCAATTTGGCAGAATATATATATAATAATTATTTTTTTTGTCAAATTGGTCATTATTAATATTAATAATATATATATATATAATATAATATGAATATTTCTAATGATGTAATAGTTGATACTTATAGCGGTAGTAATAATGAAGACCCTAATAAGTTTATTTGGGACGAATTTATAGAATGTGTAAAGGTATTAGAACCTTTGGATACTCAAGATGTAAAAGATTATTTAAATACTCATTTACATGACGATGTTGAAATGATAAAAGAAGAATTTAAAAATGCATTTAAAGATGTTCCAGATGATAGTAAATTAAAATTTGAAACATTAAATTTATTAGCAAGAATTGGTATATATATTGAAAAAGAAAAAGAAAAAGAGCAAACTCTTTATGATATTAAAGAAGATTTGTGTAATGAATTAGAAAGTGAAAATTAGTTAAAGAATAAAATATATTACTATTATGTATAGACTTCGTCAATCTATACACTTGGGTGAAATATTGTCTTTGTTTGGGTTCGACATAATTTCTATCTTATCATCTCTCTGTATATACCATAATAATATATATATAGTTATAATAATATAATAATGATGAATTTTTCATCACTAATATATAATAATTTTTTCATCAAAAGGTTTAGTATGTCTAAATTTCATTATTTCTACTTGTTTCTTTTCTTTCTGTTCTTTTGCTCTTTTTTTCTTATACTCTAAATTTTTATCCCTATACTTATTGTATCTCCATTTATAATATTCTTTCTCCTCCTTAGTTAATTTCTTTCTCGGTTTATTTTTCTTTTTCGTATTTTTTTTATGTTCTATTAATTGTTCTTTTGTTAGAGTATGTTTTAAAGTCTTTGTATGTAGATACCAACTTCTTTTAACTACTAAAATATTACATTTATTACAAAATACTTTTATATCCTTTTGAAGTTTATAATATTCTCTTTGATATAGTTTCTTTATTAGTTTATCATCAATTGAAGAATTATCTCTTTGTAATTTCTTTTTCTTTAATATTTTCTCCTTATTCCTATAATAATAATCTAATTGCTGTTTATGTTTTTGATAATAATTTTTATGATATTCCTTATATTCAATTTTTTTAGTTTCATTATCCATATATATATGTAGTTAATAAATATTTCTTGCATATATTAACTGGTAGCAAATACATGTAACTATCTTTATTATCTCCACCTCTTACCTTTCTACACTTCTTAACTAATTTTATTAATTTCTTAACTGGTATCTTATAAAGGTCATATTTTATAATATCTTTGTAAATATCGTTATCTTTACAATGTAATACAAAGTAAAAATAATAATCTGCCTTTGTTGTATTAATTCCGCTATTATAACCTTTGTAAGCATACTCTATACATATATTACCAGTCTTAGAAGACAATCTATCACTTTTAACTTCTATTTTTGTTTCATTACCATCTTTCATATATATTATATCATATTCTTTAAAATATCCCTCAGTGATTTTATATTCGTCATAATCTATATATTTCAATGCTTCTTTTTCAAAAAATTCTCCTTGGATTAAATCCCTGTCAAACTTT